ACAAGGCCCCACGCGGGCTCGGCCGGGTCAATCTCGCCGCCGACACCAAGTGGCAGGCGGAACTTGAGAACATCCGGGACGTTACCAAGCAGGAGCGAATTGACGTTCCCGAGGATTTCAATCCGAAGCTTGAGCAGGAACTCGAGAAGTGGAACAAGCCCTCGATGGACGCCGACACGCTGGTGTCCAAGATCCGCAAGCTGCGCGAGCGCGCTTCGAGCAATTTCCGTGGCAATGCCGATGACGTCGAGCTGGCCCGGGCGCAGCGCAAGATTGCAACCGCCATGGAGGAGGCCATCGAGCGCCACGGCGAGGCCACCGGCAAGGCCGGGATCATCAAGGACTTTCGCGAGGCGCGCGTCAGGCTCGCCAAGCTCTACACGCTCAGGGACGCGCTGACGGAGTCCGGCCACCTCGACCTCAAGGAACTCGAGAGCCGCCTCAATAAGGGCGAGCCCTTGACGGGCAACCTGCGCACGCTGGCGCGCGCGAAGTCGGCTTTCGACCGCTCATTTCAGAATCCGGACAACATCCGTGGGCATTATATTGGCGTTGGTGACGTTGCGCTCGCTACTTTGGCTGGTGGTGGATCGGGCGCAAAGACGGGCATGCTGTCCGGAATTGGCGCCGGAGCCGTGGCGGGAGCCTCCCGGCCCCTCACCCGGGCCGTCATGGCGTCCCGCCCCTATCAGGGGACATTCATCAAGCCACGGGAGGCGCGCCCGGGGCTGGTGTCGCGTCAGGCGCGCAAGATCGCCGATGCGGGCAAGGCTGCTGCCCCGCCGCAGACGATAGCGCCGGCCGCAAAGCCCGCAGCGCCCCCGGCCGGGCCGACTCTTGCCAGCACGCCGCCCTCGCCAAAGGCCGCGAATCTGGCCGAGATGGGCTTGGATACCAAGCTCAAGGGCAAGGCCGCAGACATACAGTCCCGATTCGCGGATCAGATTGCCGGCGACTACAAGGGTAGCGTCCAGCGTTACAACCAGCTGGAAGACGCCGAGGGCGGCAAGGTCTTGAACACCGATACCGCCCGTGAGCTGTCGAGTGACTACCTGCAGGACCGCACCCAAGCCGCGGCGGTTCACGAGCCGTCCAGCTGGTTCATCAAGCGCCGGTTTGCCGAAATGCTCTCCGAGCCGCCGAAACCCGGCGAGACCGACAGCGTGCTGTTCATGGGCGGTGGCGCCGGTGCGGGCAAGTCGAGTGCCATCAAGAACATCCCCGCAGTCAACCAATTCAAGAACGACGCGCAGATTGTCTATGACACCAATCTCGCCAACGCCAAGAAAAGCATCCAGAAGATAGATCAAGCGCTCGCCGCCGGGAAGACCGTGCGCATTGCCTATGTCTGGCGCGACCCGACCGAGTCCCTGACTGTTGGCGCCCTGCCGCGCGCCATGGGGCAGGAAAAGAAATTCGGTTCCGGCCGCACGGTGCCCATTGGCGAGCACGTCAACACGCATGTGCACTCAAACGAGGCCATCCGGCAGGTCGCCGAGCACTACAAGGGTGACTCACGGGTTGAGGTCATGATTATTGACAACTCCCGGGGACGCGGCAATGCCGCCCTGATTACGCTGGACGAGCTTCCCAAGATCGAGTACAATTCAGTCGCAGGAGTAGCCAATGAAGCCCTCGAACGAGAATACAAAGCCGGAAAAATCTCCGAGTCCGTCTACCGCGGGTTCCGTGGCGGAGAAAAAGCCGAAGTTCCCCGCATGGGCGGAGGAGCTGGTCCGCAACATGAACGCCCACGCGAAGGCCGGGACGCCAACCAAGTAGGGCGTCCCAAGCTCAAGGTCCGGCTCAAGTCGCGCGGCCCGACATTGCGGGATGTCGGGTGAAAGTCCTTGTCATTGAAATGGAGGACGCGGGCTGTGGGCTCGACTTTGTCCTGCGCTGCGTCCAAGCCGGCCATGCGGTGCGCTATTTCAAGCGCCGCGAGAACAATCAGCAGCCCGGCAAAGGCTTTCCCGGTGTGGAGCACATCGAGAATTGGGCCCTGTCTATCCGATGGGCGGATCTCGTGTGGTGTACCGGGAACGATGATTTCATGGAGCGCCTCGATGCTTACCGCGCCAAGGGCGTCAAATTCTTTGGGCCCTCAGCGGCGAGTGCCAAGCTCGAGGTCAATCGCGAATCCGGGATGAAGTTCTTTGAAAAGCACGGCATCGAGTGCCCTGCCTACAAGACTTTCAATTCTCTGGACGAAGCCCTCGCCTACCAAATGAAGTCCGAGGATCGCCACGTCTTCAAGACGTTGGGCGATGAGGAGGACAAAAGCCTGTCCTATGTCGGCAAGACGCCGGCCGACATGGTGGCGCGAATTCAGCGATGGAAAAAGCTCGGGATGACGCTCAAGGGCCCATGCATGTTGCAGGAATTCATCCCGGGCATCGAGATGGGCGTGTCTCGCTGGATGAGTGCGGACGGATTCATTGGCATGCCAAATGAGAATTTCGAGCACAAGAAACTTCTGTCCGGCAATTGCGGGCCCAATTGCGGCGAGGCCGGCACCGTCCAGAAGTACGCCAAGAATTCCAAGCTCTATCAGGCCGTACTCGCGCCCCTCGAGGAGGGGCTCATGAAGCTCAATCATTTGGGCGACGTCGACGTCAATTGCATCATCAGCGAGAAAGGCAAGGCCTACCCGCTCGAGTTCACAATGCGCGCCGGCTGGCCCGCCATGAACATCATGCTCGCCACCCACAAGGGCGACCCGGCGCAGTGGATGCTTGATGCCTGCAATGGCGAGGACTCGCTCGAGGCCTCAACCGCCATTTCGGCCGGCGTTGTGTTTGCGCAGCCCGATTACCCCTATTCCAAGGCCACCAAGGCCGAGACGCTCGACGTCCCGATTTACGGCGTCACGGACAAGAATCGCCGGTTCATTGCGCCGCAGTCCGTGCGGATAGCCAAGCTTCCGCAGATGAAAGGCGACAAGGTGGAGGTGGCCGATATGTGGGCCACGTGCGGGGATTACCTGCTGGTGGCCACCGGCACCGGCAAGACCGTCAAACTTGCAACGCAGCGTGCCTATGACACCATAAAGCAGCTGCACGTTCCCGACGCCATGTGGCGCGACGATATCGGCGAGGGACTCGAGAAGTCCCTGCCTGACCTTCAGCGACACGGCTACGCAACCGAGTTCACTTACGGGTAAGCGCTATGGCACAGGGTTACTACATCCCCATCGGTCCGTTTTTCAACGCCATCAATGACAACCTGCAGCTGGGCAACGGCTACAAGATTTACGTCTATCAGGCGGGCACCACGACACCGCAGACGACCTACACCGACTCGACCCTGACCACCCCGAATGCCAACCCGCTGGTGTGCCTGTCAAACGGGCGCCCGCCCAATGGGCTGTGGGTAGCGGCAGGCGTCAAGGTGAAACTGCAGCTCACCGACCAATTTGGCGGCACCGGGCTCACCACCCCCGCCTACATCGACCAATTGCCCGGCATCAACGACCCGACCTCGCTGGTGGCCAATGCGACCTCCTACTTTGGCGGCAATGACACGGGGTCCGCCAATGCCTACGCGATAGCCCCGAGCGTGCCGTGGACGTCGCTGTCCAATGGCATTCAAATCACGTTCTACGCGGCCAACACCAACACGGGCGGCTCGACGCTCAACGTCAACCCCAATGGCTCGGGCTATCTCGGCGCGACCTCCATCTACAACCAAGGCGGGGCGGCGCTGCACGCCGGGCAGATTCAGGCCGGTCAGTTCACTACGGTCGTCTACTACAGCGGCGCGTGGTACTTGGTCAACAATTCCATCCAAGTCACGACCTTCACCGGCACGCTCACGGGCTATGCGAGCCCGCTGACACCGACCGTGACGGCGACCATCATGGGGCGGATGGTCAACCTGTCCATCTCCTCCGGGAACTCAACCTCCAACGCCACGACGTTCACGATGACCGGCCTGCCGGCGGCCCTGCAGCCGCAAAACAGTGCATGCGTCACAGTTGTGCCAATGGAGGACAATTCCGTCGGTATTTTGGCCTTCGCGAATTTGGCCGTGGGCTCGGGAACCATTACCTTTGGTGCCGGGGTAGCCAACAATCCAAACGGGTTCACGGCCAGCGGTCTTAAGGGATTCACTGCTTACGTCAACATCCTTTACCCGCTGACCTGAGGCCGCCATGAAGGAAGCCCGGCACTTGGAACTCACGGATGCACTGACGCAGTACGGCGGCTGGGCCGCGGGCGCGCTGGCAAGCTCAGCGGCGTGGGTGACCCGCATGGTCCTAGGCCGGCACATCAAGCGCATGGATGAGATCGGCCGGGACATCCAGTCCATCAACCTGCGGCTGACCCGTATTGAAGGTCGGTTTGACGAGAGGGACCACGCATGAGCGCATTGCAGGAGGAGTTCTCACAGAGTGTCGCCAAGCTCATCCAGAAAGCCCACGAGCTGGGCTATGGGGTGACCTTGGGCGAGGCCTACCGGACGCCCGAGCAAGCGCTCCTCAACGCTCAGCACGGCACGGGGATCGTGCACAGCCTGCATATTTACCGCCTCGCCATCGACCTCAATTTTTTCAAGGCCGGCGCCTACGTGTCGGACGGCAGTCTCTTGGCCGATATCGGCGCGTGGTGGAAGACTCTCGGCCCGGCCTACCGGTGGGGTGGGGATTTCCATAGCCGCCCGGACGGCAACCACTTCAGTCTCTCGCCCGACGGGGTGACCGCATGAACTTCAGCGACAACGTCAAGGCCATCATCGGCACCGTGGCGCCGGTGCTCGGGGCCGCGCTCGGCGGACCGCTGGGAGGCGCCGCGGGGACCTTTCTCGCCAAGGCATTGGGGACGACCCCCGGCGATACGTCCGCGGCAGCCACGGCGCTGCTGTCGGGGGATCCGGCGACGCTGCTGTCCCTCAAGAAAGCCGAACTCGACTTCAAAGCACATATGTCGGAGTTGGGGGTACAGGAGGACCAGCTCGCGTATGCGGACACCGATTCCGCCCGCAAGCGAGAGGAGGCCGTCAAGGATTCGACGCCGAGCCTTTTGGCTTTTATCGTCACCGTGGGTTTCTTTGGCGTACTCGGGTACATGCTGGCTGTGGGCAAACCGAAAGAGGGGGGAGATGCGCTGCTGGTCATGCTGGGGGCGCTCGGCGGTGCGTGGGCCAGTGTCATTGCGTATTACTTTGGGTCGAGTGCCGGCAGCCGCAGCAAGGATGCAGCGCTCGTGAGCAGTGCCATCAAGGGAGGTGCAACATGATTTTGCTGCCCGTGTGGATCGTCATTTGGACGATGTTCCTTGCGCTGACGGCTCTTGTACGTGCGGTGGGGCTCATTACAGTGCTGTATTTGACGCTGAGGCGCCTATGGGGCCCCGGGGTCAATGTGTGCGGCGCCCCTATTACCGTGTTCACGCCCGCGTGGGCCGAGCTGTGGAACGACTACGACCAAGGCGTCATGCCGTCCAAGGGAATGACGCCCTTCGAGGTCTATGTGAATTCAGCCCTGCGCAATGGAGCCGCCGGCCTGCGGTTCATTGGGTTCGGGTTTCCCATCAACCCTGCCAAGATTCGAGGCCGAGGAGTGTCGAATCTATACGCCGCGGGCAGTCACGGCTGGTCGTTGGCGTGGCAGGGCGTTTATGCGGGTTTCTGGCTCAAGGCGGCTTCCGGTTGGGAGTTCCGCATTGGCTGGTGCCTGATTCCGCAGGATGCCTCGCCGGCCACGGTCAACCCCAAGACCGACCCGCGGGCAGCCTGCTGTGGCTTTACCTTCCAGCTCGCGAGGCACTGACATGACCCTTACCTTTGACCCGACCAATGCCACCGACGTGGCTGCCGTACAGGCGATTCTGGCGGCGCTGGCCAACGTCCCTGTGCTGACTACCCCCGCCACCTTTGCGGCGCCCCTGACGCCTGTGCAGGTCGCTGCGGATGCCAGCGCATGAGTTGGAGCAAAACCTACAGCCACACGATCGCCTACAGCATCGACATTCTGCTGGCGTCGTGGCTGTGGAACCGCAGTGACGTCACAATTTCCAGCCTGTGTTGGAGGGAGATGAACGGCGGTAAGCCCAATCGGGGCTGGCGGGCCTTGGCGTGGCTCCTCGAGCACATTGACCCCGGTCACTTGGCCGGAGCGCGTCAGGCCGACATTGACCGGGCGCTAACCGTCCTGAAGCTCTTGGACGCTGCCGTTATCAACGCTGCTCCAAAGCCCTGAGCAAAGCGACCCCTCTTTCTCCCTTCCGGTAGGGGTTACCGGGGATACTCGACTGCGTTTCTCCGTCAAGGGCGCCGGGTTGAGAGGGGTACTCAGAGCCCGGACTTAAGCCCACCGGGCACGCTACCCCCCGGTGGACAGTCACAGAGTTTGCTGACGGGCAGGCCCCTGTGAGGCCCCACGACTGTCGCGCGTCTTGGCGACCGGAGGGGGCTTGACAGGTCCGGGGGAGAGGAGGAAATTTGCTCCATCGGAGGGGAGCGTTTTCCCGCTTTGCGCGCCCCGAATCGGCTTGACCCCGACCGGTGAGAGGGACCCTAACGGGTCCCTTTTACGTTGTAAACCCTTTCTACTGTATTATCCCCCTATAACAGGGTAAGCCGATACCGCCACTGCCCGGTTACGCAACCCCGGGGGGTTAGGCCGCCCTCCGGGGTCGCGTTATGGTGACTCGCTCGAACCCAAGGTAATGCAGCAGGGCGTTACGAGGCCTGCGCCTGCCGGCCACCACGTCGCACACATGCTGCGGGCTCACCCCGCAAGCCTTAGCCAATTCCGACTGACTGGTGCGCTGCAGCACCCGTGCCAGTTTCTTAGCCCATTCCTCCATACCGACCTCCTGCCCATAGGGGCGTCGGTCTATCCTACTCCCTCTCGTGTACCAAAAGCAAGATGCAGAAAGTGTGAACCAGCACTTGACTTCTACTCAGAAAAGAGTATAATAGGCCTCGAGGGTTGGGAAATGGAGGAGCAATGAGCAAGTCGGAATTTATGAGGATTGCCGCTCAAGCCGGGATCGAGGTCGAGTTCACGCCCGGACGCAAGCGTCACCCGCGAACCGGCGAACCGGTCAGCTATGAATTGATGCTTGACCATCCCACGATGGTGTTTTCCGGGAGTCAGTGCCATTCCGACGGATCCTTGATGGGCGGCGAGGGAGAAGTTACCCCTGACTGGAAGATACTCGAGGGGCAGCTCAGGAGGATTGTCTCGGAAGGCCTTACCCCGTGCGAGGACCCGGATTGCAGTTGGTGTGAAAAAGTGTGAACTAGGGCTTGCACTCTACTCGAAAAGGTGTATACTCGAATCGTGGTGAATAAACAGGAGCGAACAGACATGAACGTAATCATCCAGAAAAAGCAGGTCTACGGCAACACGGTTTACTACCCCGTGAACGATGCGGCCAAGGCGCTGGCCTCGATAGCCGGCACGGCGACCCTCACGATGCGCACGATCCTGATAGCGCGGGACCAGTTGGGCGCCAAGATCGAGCTGCTGCAGGAGGTGTTCTCATGAGCACGACTGGCAAGCCGACCTTTAGCGCCGCGATCGAATGGATCGCGCTGAACGACGGCGATGCGGGCAACGAAGATTTCCCCGTCATTTCCGAATCACTGGTGGCCGACCTGTTCGGCACGACGCCCGAGTACGTGGCCTCTTGCGTGCGCCGCGCCAGCGCCTACTTCTGCAAGGGCATGCAGCCGCCGCGCATGAAGATGATGACCAGCAGGATGCGGCGCGAAGCCGCCCGGGGTGCCGCATGAGCGCGCACACGCCGGGGCCGTGGCAGACGGTCGAAAGCCTAGACGAAGCCGGGCACTTTTCGGTGCACGGCACTGACGGCGTCCCTGTCTGCCGTTTGGGCGGCAATCACACCAACATCAACGCGGCGGCGAATGCCGCGCTGATCGCCGCCGCGCCGGACATGCTTGTCATTTTGCAATCGCTGGTGAACACGCTGGGCGGCGGCGGGGGAATTCCCGCCTATCGCGGACAAGTAGAGCGCGCCCGCGCCGCGATCGTCAAGGCGACGGGGGGTGCCGCATGAACACATTGGAGCAATGGCGTTGCCCTAACTGCGGTCGATTCGTAGAAGTCGACGCCGATGGGTTTTACGACACAGAGGAACGTGGCGCCGATCCTGAATGCACGCCCGTCGCGTGCTTCTGCGATGAGCGTTGCGCCGACGTGTTCCACGGCCGGGTTGCCAAGGCGACGGGGGGTGCGCCGTGATCTGCACCACCCTAAACGCGATCCGCAAGCACCACCCTTGCGAAGACTCGTGGCACAAGTTGCTAAAGCATCTCGGCAAGACGCGGGCCGACAACGCGCCCTTGCCGTTCGCCGTCATCGTCGAAGCGTGCGGACTAGAGGATGCGCTATGGGCTACGCGGGCCGCGCCTCGCCACAACAAAACGTGGCGACTGTATGCGGTCTGGTGCGCAAGGCAGGTGCAACACCTGACGACTGACCAGCGCTCAATAGCGGCTATCGACGTGGCAGAAAAGTACGCGCACGGCAAGGCAACAAAAAAGCAATTGGATGCCGCGAGGGCTGCCGCGTGTGCTGCCGCGTGTGCTGCCGCGAGGGATGCCGCGGGGGATGCGCAACTCAAAGAATTCCTGAGAATCGTGGGGGGTGCGCCGTGATTATCTCACCGCACATGGACCTATCCGAACTCGCCGAGCTGATGGGTGATGAAGCGACGCGCCTCGAGGCAATGGTTATGAGGAACATGCTTTGCATGGTTCCTAACATTGTGTCGACGGATGAATTGGCCCCCCCCCGAATGGCATGCCGCACTGTCGATGGCGATCTTAATCACCAAGAGAATGGGAGACCAAGAGTGAAGTACACCGAAACCGATTGGCGCCATGTGCGTGCCCTGTGGGAAGCCGAGAATAGCCGCCGCAACCTGCGGCACGCCGCGGAGGACATCATCCTGTGGCTGTCGTGGGGCGTGCTCATCGGAATCATCACAGGGTTTTTCCTGTCATGAGCGGGATTTCATTCCACCCGTACATGACGGGCCGACAGATTGCCGAGCTGTGCGAGCGTCACGGCCTGATAATTGCCATCACGTGGACGCTCGACAAGCATGGCAAGACTCAGCCGATTTTCACCGCGATGCCGGAGGGCTCCATCCCTCCGGTCCCTGATTTCCTCCGCCCGCCCGGGCAAGCCTACTAAAGCGAGGACCTATGAAGACCATGACCGTTGAAGTCGCCGTTTACCACAACGCCCGATTCGACTATGACACCGTCCTGCAGTACGAAGGACCGAGCCCGAAATTTCGTCCGGACCTGTTTCTCATCAGCAAGTCGTACTCGTTAGAAGTCGAGGTGATCGACGGGCCTGAGATGCGCGACCTTAAGCTCGCCACGCTGGTTGCGGAAGCCGACCGCCTGCGAGAGGACGTCGCCGAGCGCCTGCGTGACAACAGTGGGCTGCGGCAGATTCAAGACAAGATCAACGCCCTGCAGGCGCAGAAGCTTGTTGACGACACGGCCGCGCCATGAATGAGTTCGACCTCATCGACGCCATGTGGGCGCAGGCGCAGCTCGAGGAGCGCGAGCGTCACGAGCAGGAGCGCATCGAGGCCTGCAATCGCGAGGTAGCCGACTACCTGCTGTCCCGAGATCCAGAATATCTGCCGTGGGTCATGTCGACCTGCGCCAACTAGGAGCGAAACGAAATGAAGGCACCCAAGTCTAAGTACGCCGGAGATTTCAAGATCGCCCCGCAGGGATCGCACATGGCGATCCTCAATGCGGTGGTCGACTTTGGCATGCAGCCGGGCTCGGAGAAGTTCCCCAAGCCCAAGCGCTGCGTGTATCTGCGGTTCGAGCTGGTCAACGAGTCGGTCGAGTACGAGAAGGACGGCCAGAAAGTGAACGGCCCCATGTCCATCGGCCGGACTTTCAGTTTCACCATGTCGAGCATGGGCAACCTCAGGCCTTTCATCGAGGGACTCTACGGGCGCAAGTTCCCGTCAGACAGCGAGGCGGAAAACTTCGAGTTCCGCAACCTGCTGGGGCGCAATTGTCTCGTGACCGTCACGCACGACCAGCGCGGTGGGCGCACCTACCCGCATGTGCACTCGGCGGGTCCGCTGCCGGCCGGCATGAAGATTGACAAGGGTCAGTCCAATGCGTCCCTGTTTTTCTCACTCGATGAGCCCGACGATAAAGAGTTTCAGCGGTTGCCGCGCTGGATGCAGGAGCGCATCGAGAAGCGCATGCCCGATGAGGACATCCCGGAAAAGTCACCGCTGATGGCTCACGGGCACTCGAGTCAAGAAATTGATGACGATGACATTCCGTTCTAACCGAAGGAAAGCGCCATGAAAGTTTTTATCGACATTGAAACCTGTGCGACTTCCCGCGAAGACGTGCGGTCCCTTGTGGCGGGCGAGGTGCGCCCGCCCTCCAACTACAAGAAACAGGAAAGTATCGACGCTTGGTTCCAGACGGAGGGCGCCAAGGCCCGCGAGGAGGCCATCAACAAGACGGCGCTCAATGGCCTGTGGGGCGAAGTGATCGCTATTGGACTTGCCATAGATGACGGCAAGATCACCGTCCATTATCGTCGCCCTGACGAGCCTGAGGCCGAGCTGCTGCGGCATTTCGCCGGCATGATCGAGTTGCGCCCTTCCGTGCACGTGTCGCCCACGTGGATCGGCCACAACATCGAGTCTTTCGACCTCCGGTTCCTGTGGCAGCGCTGCGTCATCAATGGCGTGCGCCCGCCCAACATGCCGCTCGAGCGCCACAGCCGGCACCGTTACGACACCATGCTCGAGTGGGGCGGATACGGCAATCGGGTATCGCAGAAGGACCTCGAGCTTGCCTTCAACCTGCACCGTTCCGACCCGCTGCTATTCGGTGGCGCCGACGTCGCGCAGGCCTTGGCTGAGGGACGGGTCACTGATGTCATTGCTCACTGCGCGGAGGACGTGCGGCTTGTCCGGGAGATATACCGGAGGATGACGGCGTGAATAAATACTGCATAAATTGTGAGCACTGTGAGCAGGTATTAATGGAGAAAGTCAAATTCTCATATGCTTGCCGAGCGCCGAAAAACATTTTCGGACTGAGTGCGGTGGACGGCAGGCCAATTTGGCATGAGGCCAGTAGTTATGCTCAAAGAACAAGAACGGAGGAAAATTTTTGCGGTCCTGATGGTCGATGGTTCGAGTCGAAACTGCGCGAGAAACCATTTCCGTGAACTACTTTAATTTCCGGCACGTCATCATGCGCGTGGGCATCCCATCGACCAACGAGACCAATTGGGCCGTGGGCCAAATGCTGGTAGCGCTTGCCGCAAAGCGCGGTATCGAGCTCGCGCGGATTCTCACGGAGAAAACGAGCCCCGACCCGTCGGTGGCCGCGCCGCACGTCATCGCGCACTACCCCATGTCACTGTTTGAGGAGGCCGTCAAGACCATCTCGGATTGGTGGGGCGATAGTAACCGCCAAGAGCAATTGCCGTTCTAGCCATGGAGGTCTATCTCAAGCGCAGCATCAGGGGGCTCGAGGCATCCGACGATGCGTCGGCCGATGTCTTGAGAAAGATAGGGCAGGGCGACATTGTCAAGGTCAACATCACCAAGCCGCGCAACCTTGTGTTTCACCGCAAGTATTGGGCGCTGGTCAATCTCGTGTGGCAAAACTCGGATGTCTACAAGAGCCCGGAAGCCGTACACGTGGCGCTCAAGCTCGCCATTGGCCACTATGAAGTGGTGTGCGTGCGCGGCACCGGCGAGGCGGTATGCATTCCTAAGTCGATTCGATTCGGCAGCATGGACGAGACGGAATTTGCACAATACTGGACGCGCTGCTGTGATGCGATAGCGAAGGATTTTCTGCCCGGCACGGGCCCCAAGGAACTCGAGGAGGAGATACAGCGGTGCATGTCATGAAACGGATTCTGCTGATTGTTCCATTCCTGTCACTGGCTGGCTGCGGTTGGTGGCCGCCCTCCGCGGCGAGTGGGAGAAGTGAGTGACCGACCTAAGCGTAATCGCCGCCGAGAACAGTCGCTTGCCGGTGGATGCGACGGGGCACCTCACCAGCCCCCGTTATTTGCCCCCGGGCAGTCAGGCACTGAAAGCGTGGTCGGTGTGGCTCAAGCAGCACCCGCGGTCGGAGTGGCCGCTGTGGCTGATAGCGGACATCGACCTGATGAAGCGCAGCCGGAAGTCCGGCAGACCTACGTGAGTTTCAAGCAGCTGGGGGATATTGTCCGCGAGACCTATGCGCGCTATGGTCCACAGTGTACTGTGGGGAAGCGTCGCTGGTGAGACTGTACGCAAAGGCTCGAGACAAGTCGGAGAAGGCCATTGTGGAGTGGCTCAGGGCGCATGGCGCTACCGTGTGGCGCCTGCATGAGCCCGTAGACCTGCTGGTTCACTACCGTGATCGGTGGCACGTGCTCGAGTGCAAGACGCCCGGCTTGGTCAACAACATGATGGGCCCCAATGGGAAAATGCTTAAGCAAAAGCGATTGTGTGAACTGCATCACATTCCCATAGTCACGACGCCTGAGGAGGCGCTGCGGGCGATTGGGGCTACAGAGGGGAGAGGAGCATGGAAGGGGAGCGGAGAAAAGCAGCTGATTGCTCGCAAGACAGCGAGGAGTGCACCCGACTCGACTACTTGAAATTGATCGGCGCCATTGCGGTGGGGTGGGTGGCGCTCATTCTGCTGGTGGCGGGCGTCGTGTGCTTGGGGCATTTGTTTGGCGCCAATGCGCCATGAAGGAACCCACATTTGTCCTCACGCACAAGGCGTGCGTGGAGCACGGCAGGATCCTCACGGAGCTGTCGAAGGCGCTCGATCTCGAGTATGAGCCGGCGGTCTCCATGCTCCTCAAGGCGTTGGCTGAGGGCGGTAAATTGCTGGTGTGTGGTTGCGGTGGCTCCGCGGCTCAGGCTAGTCATTTCGTTGCCGAGCTTCAGGTGCGCTATGCGACTGACCGTCGGGCGCTGGCGGCTGTGGCGCTGACTTCCGACGGGGCCATCCTGTCGGCCGCCGCAAACGACCTAGGATGGCCGCAGGCGTACAGCCGGCAGATAGAGGCTCTCGCCCACCCCGGCGACTGTCTCGTGGCTTACAGCACGTCCGGGCGGTCCGTGGTTGTGCTGAATGCACTGGCCGCGGCCCGCAAGAAAGGCATGACGACGCTCGGCATCACCGGGGAGCGCGGGTTCGCGCAGTCCGCGGACGTCGAGCTGCGTGTCCCGAGTCAGGTCACGGCCCGGATACAGGAAATGCACCTCCTCATCACTCACCTTCTGGTCGAGGGGATCGAGCGGGGGATACCCGCGTGAAAGAGCTTGTTGACCAATGGCAGGGCAAGCGCATTCTCGTGGTCGGTGACCCGGGTTTCGATGTCTACCACCACGGGCGGGTGGACCGGCTGAGCCCGGAGGCGCCGGTCCCCGTGTTTGTCGAGGAGCGCCTCGAGGACCGGCCCGGGCTCGCCTACAACGTCTGCCAGAATCTCGCCGCGTTCGGCTGCAGGCCCGTGCAGTGTTTCCCGCCCAAGCCGTGGACGGTCAAGCGTCGGTTCATGGTGGGCCGGCACCAATTGTTCCGGGCGGACTATGACGTGCACCAATCCCCCAAAGAGGAGGATTTGCCAACCCTCGAGGGTATCGACGCCGTGGTCTTCAGCGACTACGCCAAGGGCTGGCTAACTAGCTGGTTTGTCAGGGAAATTATCAGGAAATGCCAGTCGTCCCGCATTCCGACTGTGGTGGACCCCAAAGGCGCGGAATGGGGTAGATACCGATGGGCGAATGTGATTTGCCCGAATGCGGACGAATATGCGGCGTGGCGCAAACACAGTGAGGATATGGAATCCATCCTGAGCGGATGGCAAAGGCTAGGCCCCACCCTTGTGGTCAAGCAGGGCGAAAAAGGCGCCATGATGGGTGGCGTCCACTATCCCGCTAAGGCGCAGCACGTCTACGACGTCACCGGGGCGGGCGATACCTTCGTGGCCACCATGGCCGCCGCCATGTCAGTGGACGCCCCGCTCGATCAGGCCGTGCAATTGGCGATCCTGTCGTCAGGCTTCGTAGTGGGCGAGGTGGGTACCTCTGCGTGCACCGCAGCAACACTCAAGGGGCTGGCCTCATGATTCTCGGCATGACCAATGGCTGCTACGACCTCTTGCATGACGGGCACCGGTTCATGCTCACGCTGGCCGCGCAGCAGTGCGACCGGCTCGTGGTGGCGGTCAATTCGGACAGGTCCATCAAGTCGCTGAAGGGTCGCGACCGGCCTTTCTGGACCATGGCGCACCGGTTGGCGCACCTCGATGAGCTGGGGAAGGTCATCCTGCGCCAAGGCGGCGCCCCGCTGTCCCTGATGCCCTTCGAAGGGGATGAGGGCCTGTTAGTTGCCGCCGTGCGCCCGACCGTGTACTTTCGGGGCTACGATCAGGCAACAGAAGGCGAGACGTATTGCGGCGTCCCGGTCATCAAGCTGCCCGAACTGGCCGGCTACTCCACCACTCGGCTAGCCCAAGAGGCCACGCCATGAAGCGCACCATGCTCGCACTCGTAGTCATCCTCGCCCCATTCTTTGGCGTCAAGGCGCAGTCGCCCAACGTCTCGCTGCTCAATTGGGTGGCGCCCACCACGTACACCGACGGCACGGCCATCACCGAGGCCATCACCTACAACGTGTATTTCGGCACGACCGCCACGGGTATCCTGACGCAGGTGGCGTCCGGCCTCACCGGCACCACCTACACCGACTCACAAGCCGCCCTGACGGCCGGCAGCACAGCCTGCTACGCGGTGACCGCAGTCACCCCGCTGGCCGGCGAATCGGCCTATTCGGCCGTCGCCTGCAAGACCTTCCCGCACGCCAAGCCCAACCCGCCCACTAACACGCTGGTGAAGTGATGCGCGCCCGAGACATGCTGAAAATCAACCACGGTCATTGCCACCAATGCGCGCCCCGTGAGTGGCGCCGGACGCCGAACCTCACCGGGGATTACGACCTCGACAGCACCATCCTGCACCGCAGGAACAAGGACATCGGGCACCGGCTCGAGCTGTATCTGCGAAAGGGATCAGGGACTTACGGCACCCGCAGCGCCTACAGTGGGCGTCGCGGCTACCACGGAGATGAGTGAATGGTCTACACACCTGTACAGGACGAGTCGGCTCACCTGACCGACAAGCCCGGCCGCCCCCGCCAGAAGCCGCAGAAGTTGAGCCAGAACAAGCGCGGGCGCACGGCCACGCCAGCGATGACCAGCTACGGCATCAAGGTCGTCAATCCCGTCACCAAGGGCGACAGGACGGCCAATGCGGGGCGCTACGAGAAGGGCCGCATGGACAAGTCGCGGTCGTAAGGCGTCGCTGCCATGGCCTCCTATGCGGTTATGCGCATGCCCGACTACGTAGGGCCGAGCGACGATGACGAGACGGTCGACGTGTTGTTTATGGACGACATGCGCGATCCCGACCTAGACTGTGAGGATGATGACGAGGAGTAGTGGCTTCTAGTGGCAAGGCAACCCAACTCTGGCTCTTTCCAGAAGGGCCACCCCAAGGTCGGGGGTCGCAGGCTCGACCCGGCAGTCAAGACCGCACAGGAGCTGTGCCGGGCGTACACGGCTGAGTGCGTGCTCAAATTGGTCGAGATCGCCCGCAGCGACAACGAGCGGGCTGCCGTGGTGGCGGCTACTGCCCTGCTCGACCGCGGATGGGGCAGGCCCGCGCAGACAGTCCATGCAACCGTAGAGCACACACAGCACAGGCTCCCCAATGCCGAGGACATGCGTGCCCGACTCGAAGCCGCACTCGCTGGACGGGCTCCGGCAGACCCTTCAGTCGTTAGCGTTCAGTGATGTCCTCGGGGCGTGGGATGCGCTCGACGAGAAAGGTCACAATCTCGAGGCCGCCCGCTGGCTCTGCCAAAACGACCGCTACTACCTCTTGGTACGGGCGTGTGGCCGTGTGGACTGCTGGCATCACTGGATCTATGCGCGCTGCCGGGAGGTCGAGGCCGCCCCCGATGGCTACCTCGATTTATGGGCGAGGGAACACTACAAATCCAGCGTCGTTACCTTCGCGGGCATCCTTCAGGAGATCCTGCGCGACCCGGAAATCACGGTAGGGATCTTCAGCCACACCAAGCCGATCGCCAAGGCGTTCCTTGCGCAGCTCAAGCGCGAGATGGAGACCAACCACCACTTGCAGGCCCTGTTCCCGGACATCCTGTGGACCAACCCGCAGGCAGAGGCGTCCAGCTGGTCACTGGACGGGGGCCTGATAGTCAAGCGCTCGAGCAACCCCAAGGAATGCACCGTAGAGGCCCACGGGCTAGTCGACGGCCAGCCGACCAGCCGGCATTTCAAGCTGATGGTCTATGACGACGTCGTCACCATGGAGTCGGTCTCCACCCCCGAGCAAATCCATAAGTGCACCGCAGCATGGTCGATGTCCGACAACCTTGGTACCGCGGGTGGCAGGCGCCAAATGTGCGGCACGCGATACCACTACGGCGATACCTACTCCTCGATATTGGCCACCGGCAGCGTCAAGGCGCGCATCTACCCGGCGACCCATGACGGTACGGTCGAGGGCCGCCCGGTGCTTTTCAGCGAGGCCGAGTGGCGCCGCCGGGTCAAGACGCAGCTCGAGGAGACCATTGCCACCCAAATGCTGCAAAACCCGCTGGCAGGCAGTCAGCGCTGGTTCGATCCCAATGACCTGCAGGTCTACGAGTGGCGCCCCGAGACCCTCATGGTCTACATCACCATCGACCCGGCCCGCAGCAAGAAAAAGGACTCCGCGCGCACGGCCATGGCGGTCATTGGCGTCGGGTTCGATGGCAACAAGTTCCTGCTCGACGGCTACGATCACCGCATGGACCTGCTCGAGCGCTGGACGCATCTGCGCGGGCTTTGGCAGAAGTGGCGGGTGGCGCCGGGCGTGGTGGGCGTCAAGGTCGGCTACGAGAAGTACGGCGCGCAGGCCGATATGGACTATTTCCTCGAGCGCCGCCGGGTGGAGAACGTCTCCGGGCTCGAGATCGAGGAGCTTGAGTGGCCCTCAGACGGCCCGGGCAGCAAGGATGACCGCGTGAGCCGCCTTGTGCCTGACATCCGCTCCCATGCCTTTTGGCTGCCCTACGAGCCCGCCGACGAGGATCCCGACTTCACCGAGTCGCAGCAGCGGATGATTGCCTCCGGCTACGACTACCGCATAGCGAAACCCATCATCCAGCGGGATGAGAACGGTCAACTTTACAATTTGAGCGAGCGGTTTAGGATGCAGGTGGCTTACTACCCGTTCACAGGTCTTAAGGACTTGATCGACGCCGTTTCGCGAATCTACGACATGGACGTGCGTCCGCCTGAGTTCATCGACTCGACCGTGTTGGAGCCCGAGTACACATGAGGCTTGACCTGACCGAGACCGAGATCCGCAGCCTGCTGCAGCGCCTCGATCGCATTGCAGCAAGGCAGGAGCCGTTACCGGTGGAGCTGGTCATCAAGGTCAGGCGGCTGGCCGGCGAGGTCAGGGAGCTGCGTGACCGAGAGGCGAATGTGGCATTCATGGCCGGCATTGAAGGGAGCTATTGATGGCAAACACCGTACCTCCGAGCCTTGGCCTGCCGGTCACGACCCGCAATTTCTCGCTCAACGAGATGGTGCGGCGCGCGTGGGGCAGCGAGTTCACGGCGCCCGACCACCGCGTCTACGTTTTCAGCAATGGCCGGTCCTTCGACTCGACCGACCGCGGTTACACCGGCTTCTACCGGCGGCCGGGCAGCTGATGGATATCCTCGAGCACGGCAACCCGGATGAGGTCTCGGACCTCGAGGCCGCGGTGCGCTTTGGCGAGGCGCTGCAGAAGTTCTACCCCAATCACCCGTGGGTTGTCGGGTTTCAGGGCGGCTGTCTGGTGCTCCGGCACCTCAACATCGCGCAGATGGTCAAGTGGAAGACCGGCCGCGAGGGCTTCAGCTGCCTTCTGCCCGTCAATGGCCGCTCTACCCCTAAGCAGCTGCAGCAGGCGGCGATTGAGTACGGCGGGCGCCTGCTCGAGGCGTTCGCGCTCAAGCGCGGCGCATGGGACGGCGAGGAGCAGCCACGCATCCCCACCTACAACCGCGGTCAGGACAGGAATTTCCACTGATGGCTCAGTCCACCAATTACCGTCCGCAGCCGCCCTCCATCAAGGATCCCGAGGAGGGTGACCTCGAGCTGGTGCAGCTCGGCGAGGAGGACGAGGACGAGGGCGTCATGCCCGAGCAGAATGACTCCGACGTCGATGGCGGCTCGAACAAGGACAAGCAGCCCAAGTGGGAGTCGCGGGCGCAGGACGCCTACAAGTTCTCGACCTCATTCATCGACACCAACTACCGCCGCGAGTGGGAGGACTCGATACGCGCCTTCAACTCGCAGCACCCGGGCGACTCGAAATTCAACTCCGAGTCCATGCGCAAGCGCTCGAACATCTTCGTACCCAAGACGCGCTCGATCATCCGCAAGAACGAGGCAGCCGCTGCCGCTGCGTTCTTCAGCAACCTCGACCGCGTGTCCATCACCCCGGTGAACGGCAACGATGCCAACGAGCGGGCGAGCGCCGAGATTAATGAGGCGCTGCTGCAGTACCGCCTGACCAAGAGCATCCCGTGGTTTCAGGTCATGATGGGCGCCATACAGGACGCGCAGACCGTGGGCGCCGCCATTGCGCACATTTTCTGGCGTTACAGCATGCGGCGCGACGCTGACGGCAAGCTGATGCGCGACAAGGACCAGCCGCAGGTCGACCTCATCCCGATCGAGAATTTCCGATTCGACCCGGCCGCAAGCTGGACGGACCCCGTCAACACGAGCCCCTACATCATCCACATTCTGCCCATGTACGTGGTCGACGTCAGGGCGCGCATGGACCATCCGGACCCCAAGGGCCGGAAGTGGACCAGCCACCCCGATTCTGACCTGCTATCACGGGATGAGGACGATTCGACCCGGCGTACAAGGGGAGGAAACCGCGAGGATTCCTACAACCTGAAACGGGATATCAGCGACTACGACATTTGCTACGTCCACCGGCACATTCACCGCTGGCGCGGCACCGATTATGAGTTTTACACGCTCAACTCGCGCAAACTCCTCACCGACCCCGAGCCATTGGATCAGACAGTTTTCCATGGGTTGCGTCCCTATGTGATGGGGGTCACGAGTATCGAGACCCACAAGCCTATCCCGACCCCGCTGCCGCAGATGGCGCGCGGCCTGCAGGATGAAATCAACGAGATCAAGAACTCCCGGCTGGACAACGTCAAGTTCGTACTCAACAAGGGCTATTTTGTCAAACGCGGCAAGAATGTCGACCTGCCCGCCTTGGTGCGCAATGTCCCGGGCCGCTTGGCGCTGATGGACGATCCGGCGACCGACGTGGTCGAGAATCAGTGGCAGGACGTGACGCAGTCGTCATACCTCGAGGAGGACCGCAACAACGCCGCTTTTGACGAGCTGGTGGGCAATTTCAGTGCCGCAAGCGTCCAGACCGCCCGCGCGCCCCGCGAGCCCGCCCGTGCGATGACGCTGCTGCAGGCACCTGCCGGAGTGCTCACCGAGTACATGCTGAAGACCTTCGCCGAGACCTTTGTGCAGCCCACGCTCAGGCAGCTAGTGCTCCTCAATCAGCACTACGAGACCGATCAAGTGGTGCTCGAGATCGCCGGCGCCAAGTCGAAGCTCTGGCAGAAGCTCGGCATGGACAAGATTACCGACGACATGATTGAGCGCGAGCTTGCGGTCAATGTGAACGTCGGCATGGGCGCCACGGACCCCGTGATGAAGCTGCAGAAGTTCCTGCTCGGGGTCGAATCCTTCGCCAAGATCAGCGTCAAGCCCCCGCCCGGGGTCAACCTTGGCGAGGTCTGGAAGGAAATCATGGCGCTGACCGGCTACTCGGACGGCGAGCGCTTCAGCATGGGGCAGGACCCCGAGGCCATCCGTCTGCAGCAGCAGCTCAAGCAGCTCACCGTGCTGGTGCAGAAACTCTCCATGGACAAGAACAACAAGCACGAGGCCAACATGGTCAGGCTGCTGGTCGCCAAGATTGCCGCCGAGGCCAAGGACAAGCAGCACCACCACGAGAAGGTACAGACCGTGGCCGAGCACGCCCTTGGCATCCACGACCGCGAGCACGAGCACGCGCTTGGGCTCAACGCCAAGCAGCAGGAGCACAGCCTTGGCCTCGAGGCCGGAGATGCCGACATGGGCCGGCAGATGATGGCTGCCGAGCACCAGCAGGCCATTACGCCGCCTGAGCCGGTATCCCCCGCTGCCAAGGCCAAGGCGACCGACGCGACGCCTGCTGCCGCCCCTGTGGCCCCTGCAGAGCCCAATCCTGAGCTACAGGAACTCGTGCACTTGGCCAAGCAGAATGCCGAGGCCACCAAGGTGGTGCAGGAGGCCATCATGGGGCTCGCCCACATGCTCGGCGCGCAATTGAAGGCCTCGAAGTCCGAGGAGCCCAAGAAACCGCGCAAGCGGACCGGCAAGGCCAAGCTACCGAGCGGCGCCATGATGGAGTTCGAGATGGAGGAACAATAGTGCCGGTGTTCACCAAGACCACCACGGCGGGCACCAACCTCACGCTGGTGTCTGGCATTCACCAATTCTTGGCGGCCACGATCGACAACACGGCGGGTGCCGCGGACGTGTACGTGCGTTTGTATCTGATTGGGCCCACGGCCATTCCGCAGGTTGGCGTGACCCACCCGGTGGCCACCCTTTCGGCGCTGGCCGGCAATCAGGGCGGTATCGGGTTCAGCGGCGACGGCCTGAACGTCCCGGGACACATATACTTTTGGGCGACCGGCGGACCGGATGACTTGGACACGACACCGGCGCCCGCGGGCGCGATCATCGCGATCACTTACCAGTAAAGGACCCCCATGAGTTACACGACTGTCCAAGACAAGGCTGTGATGGACGCCTTTTTCACGGCGGTATTCACTGGCACGTGGTCGACCATTGCGCAGAATGCCGCCGCTCCCGCCACCAACCTGTACGTCAGCCTGCACACCGCGGACCCCGGCGCGGGCGGTAGCCAGAACACCAGTGAGGCGACGTATACGTCCTATGCGCGCGTTGCGGTGGCGCGTACCACAGGCGGCTGGACTACGTCTTCGCTGACGCCGGGCTCGCAGGTGGTCAATGCGGGTGCGATCACCTTCCCGCAGTGCACGGGCGGCAGCAACACCATCACCCATTGGGGTATCGGTCTCTCGAGTTCCGGCGCGGGCACCCTGAATGCCTTTGGCCCGGTCAACACGTCGGGCTTCCCCGCGGTGCCCTTCACGTGCACCAATGCCTCGCCGGGCGTGCTGACGGCCTACGGCTACACGCCGGTGGTCAACGATCAGGTCTGCGTGTACGCCCTGCCGGGCTCGGAGGGCCTGCCGACCGGCATCACGTCGGGCACGATCTATTACGTCGGCACCGCGCCGGGCGGCCAGACGCTGACCCTGTCCACCACGCTGTCGAATGCCAACCCGGTGAACACCTCGAGCACGGGCTCAGGCGTGATCTACAAGTGTTCCCCGCTCGCGGTGAGCACCAACATCACGCCTTCATTCGCGGCCAGCAATCTCATCATTCAGGGGCTCTAAGATGGCAAAACAGTCATGGGTTCAAACTGTCGCCTCGATGCAGGCTGCGGGCACGCAGCTCATCAATTCGACCACGGCGACCTCCATCCTCACGGGGCAGGGCAAGCCAACACTGCCCGCGCAGTGGATCGAGCGTATCGGCGACGGCCTGCGAATCACGTCGCGCGGCCAGCTGCAGAACTCGACCACGGCGTGCAACCTGACGCTCGACATTCGCATGGGCTCGACCGTGGTTTTCACGACAAACGCAATTCCCATGGCGACGGGCGCGGCAGTAGGACCGTTCCCGTACGAACTCAAGGTAGACCTGATTGCGAGGACCGTGGGCAGCGCCACGGCTTGCACGTTCATGGGCATTGGCACGCTGTCGAGTTACAACCTGATAGGCGGCGGCGCGCCGACGGCTACCGCCTACGTCGCAGTTGCGGTGCCTTACAACGCGGCGCCGGTAGTGGGGTCGGGCTTCGACTCGACGGTGTCCAACGCCATCGACCATTTCGCGACGTTCTCGGCGGCGAATGCGGGTAACGGCATTACCTGCATGCAGTTCATTGTCGAGTCGTTGAACTAACAGAGGGCAAATAGATGGCCGGGCCTTGGGGGCAGAGGCCCGGCTTTCTGGTGCCGGGGGCGACGCCCCCGCCGTTCCCCTATGCCCCGCCATGGCCGGGGTCAAGTGGTTATGCGCTTGTTCAACGGGCAGACGGCGTGGCTACGAGTTTCGCCAACGCCATTTTTACCAACCCAACCACTGCCGGCAACACGCTGATTGCGTTCTATTGGTCAAATCTCGGCGGTCTGGCCAATCCAAAGTACATAACCGACACGATCGGCAACACATGGATTTTCTGCGGCAACAGTTCTCTGGCAGTGGGGAATGCCCAGCCGATTTTGTATTGCTGGGTTTGCCCGAACCCCATAGCAAATCCGCTGCCATTGACGGTGACGCTGGTGACGGCGGGGTCCGGTGGTCAGGTAGGCGGATTGACCGTATTGGAGTACAGCGGACTTAATTGCAGTAATTTTTACTCTGGATCTGGATCGGTCTACGGAGCATTTACTGCCGGCAACAATGTCTCATTCACTGCCGCTGGTTTTGCAAACACGCCGTACGCAACAATCTGCTTTGTGATTGACGACACGATTAAAACCGGGGCAAATACGGTTAGTTCATCGGGGATTGCCGGATCTGCGGCACCGCAGACTGTTCCGACTCTTTTTTCCCCGGGATCTACCGGAAGCAATTTTCAGCAGATTTTGAGAGGCAACGGAAGCGGCGGACAAGGGTTTGTATACGGGACTTTCGACAAGACCATATACCCGCCACCAAATTTCGGCGCGTATTGGTTGAGCACTGTCACGTTTGTTGCTCTCGTTGGCTCGACCGGCGACAACTATGTGGGGCTGTCGATATCCATCCCCATAGGCTCCGGCGTTTATAGTCCCTCCGCTATCTCAAATCCCATAGCTTTCAGGCCGGGACTTGGCCCAAAGATCGGGCCGCTGTTCATTCCGGATGCTTTCAAAGGATTCAGTGCGTCGCTGTCACTGACGCAGATATCGGGACTCACTTCGAGCGCCACGGTTGGCTATGGTGCCGCTGTGGGCACTGGCGTGCTGGCCGGATTCGCGCTCACCAACGAGACGGGACAGGGCGAGCTTGACGGCGCAGGAGCACTCTCAGGCGAGACCACGACCACCGAGGTGGCCTACGGAAATTTGATGGGCACCCTCCCGCTGGCCGGGTTCACCGTCACCAATGAGGTGTCATCCGGTGCGTTGACGGGTACGGGCGTGCTCGCTGGGCTCACGCTGACCGGGGAAATCGCGGCCGGAGAGATTGACGGCGCGGGGGCTCTTGCCGGACTCGTTACCACCGCGACGACAGCGGCCGGAGAGCTGGATGGTGCGGGCGCATTGGCTGGCAGCGCGCTGACGGTCACGGTCTCGTACGGCGCTCTGTCGACTCTGATGTCTGGCGCCATGTCGGGGCTCACCACGACAGCGACACTCGCCTACGCAGAGCTGGACGGCGCCGGGGCGCTCTCGAGTCTCGCCACGACGAGCGTAGTCGACTACGGCGCACTGACCGGTGTCGGCACGCTGTCGGGCCTCACCACGACGGCCACGACCGCATCGGGCGAACTTGACGGGCTGTCACTGACGCCGATTGCCGGCCTTTCAATCTCGGTGTCGATGTCCTATGGCGCGCTGACGGGCACACTGACCCCGTCAGGCGGCCATGGATCGGTCGAGGTCTACGAGGCCATACAGCGGCGCCTGAAGGCCGAGGAACGCGAGAAGATCCGCAGGCTGTGGACTCGCCTCGAGGCCGCCAAGCGGGCTGTGGCGCAGGCAGAGGCCGCGTCAGCGCGCAGGGCCGAGCAGGTACAGGCCGCCATCACCGCCGAGGTCGAGGTCCGCGCTGCGGCGCAGCAAGTGATTCTCGAGAGCCCCCGTCAGTCGGCCGCGGTCAAGCAGGCCACGGCGAGGATTGAGACGGCCTATGTGGCGCGCAAGCGGGCCGAGACGCAGGCTAAGCTCGCGAAGTCCGCGGAGGCGCGCAAACGGCGCCGGGCGCAGGAACTCGAGCGGTTGGCCGATGAGCAGGCCGCGCAGGCGTTCATGGAGCTGGTCATGATTGGGGGGCTTGATGGCTAAACTCGACCCGGAGGACATGGCGGTGCGCACCGCGGTGTTTGGCGAGCAGGTACAGCAATTCCTGCAGTCGGACATCGGTGACTACTTGCTGAAACGGGCTGCCGAGGAGGAGGCCGCTGCCATTGAGGCGCTGGTCTCGTGGAAGCGCTGGGAGGACGGTCCCACCGAGGCCGAGCTGCGCGAGCGTATCTTCAGGGCGAGGAATTTCCAGACTTGGCTCGGCGAGGCCGTGCAGCGTGGGCTGCAGGCGCTTGAGCTGCTACGTGAGGAGGGCATGACATGAGTGAGGAAACCGAGAAGACCCCAGCCGAAATGGAGGCTGACCTCAGGAAAGCCGCCATCGAGGCCAACGAGCGCCGCAACAATGAGCGCCTCGAGCGGCTCAACTCCATTGCCGACCAAGCCGATGAGCGCAAGGTCGAGCAGGATGAGATGCGCGACATTGCGGATGAGGAGTGGGATGACCGCGCAGCCCGCGCCCGTCGCAAGGCCCGCGAGGTCGATCTTGAGGAGCCCGCCGACAAGGTGGTGGCCGAGGCGGAGGGGGCTGACCGCGCCGCGGATGAGGCCCGGGATGCGGGCGCGACCGACGTCAAAGAGGTCAATGGGGAGACCTATTACCAATTGATCGTGAACGGTCAGGAAAAGTGGCTGACCTTGCAGCAAATTCGGGATACGGCCAGCAAAGTGGCGGCTGCCGACCAGTATTTGCATGATGCCAAGCAAGCTGCTAGAACTGCAGTTACGCAGGCTCCATCCTCACCGGACGAGCAGGCGAGCCCGGATAAAGGCCGGGTGCGCGAATTGTTCTCCCGCGCCTTAATGGGAGAGGAACAGGCAGTTGACGAGCTAGCAGCGACCCTGACAAGGGGACTATCCGGAAACGTAACCCCGGACGTCCTGAGGGCGGTGGATGAGCGAGTCGACGGTCGGTTGACGTTTCGGGACGCATTTTCGAAGTTCGAGCGCGACTACAAAGACGAATGGAACGACCCGGATTGGCGGGATTTCATGCAGTCGGAGGATGCGAAGTTGGCCGAGTCCAACCCGCGCATGCCTTTCGATGAACGTCTGAGGATGGTCGGCGAGAAAGCCCGCCGCATGCGCGGTGGTCGTTCGCCGGTCGTGTCCGCGCAGAAGCTGGCCGAAAAGGATGCCCGAAAGGTCAAGGTCCGGATTCCTCCGGCAGCCTCAGGCCGCCGTGTCGAGTCCGAATCGGAAGACGAGGACGAAGACGTCGGGTCCGTCATACAGGATATGGCGAAGTCCCGCGGCCAGTCCCGCCCGGTCGTTCACAAACGCTAGTCAGTCACGCCTCCATGCTGCGTGACTGTGGAGGTTACGCAACATGGCAGGTCAAGTCTGGGCCGTCTCGAGTTTGGGCGGCTTCATGTATTCCCGGCAGCTGTCGAATGTGCTGCGCGCAAACGTGCAGCCACTCGTGAAATTCCGGCAGTTTGCCGATGTTCATGATATTTCCCAGCAGGGAAAAAAGAAGGGAGACACTTTCACGTGGGATGTCTTCAGTGACGTCGCCACGGCTGGTGCAGTGTTGGTCGAAACCAACACGATGCCCGAGACGAATTTCACGATCACGCAGGGCACCCTCACGGTGACCGAGGCCGGTAACTCGGTGCCGTACTCGGGCAAGCTCGACAACCTGTCGAAGTTCCCCGTCGAGGACGTCATCAAGAAGGTCTGCAAGAATGACTGCGTGAAGTACCTCGACCGCGCGGCGTGGACGCAGTTCAACCAGACGCAAATCCGCGTGATCCCGACCGGTGGCACGAGCCCGACGTCGATCACGTTGTATACAAATGGCACGGTGACCGGCACCAATTCGGTGGCTTTCAGCAACGGCCACGCGAAGGCGATCGTGGACGCGATGAAGGAGCGCAACATCCCGGCCTACATCGCTGACGACTACTACTGTCTCGGATGGCCAACGACCCTGCGAACCTTCAAGAACGCCCTTGAGGCGATCCACCAGTACAGCGATACCGGCTTCAACCTGATTATGAACGGTGAGATTGGGCGCTATGAAAACACAAGGTATATTGAGCAGACCAATATACCGAAGGGTACCGGTACGGACGGCGTGACCACGACCCCGTGGGTCAACGGTCAGTCGGACTGGTTGTTCTTTTTTGGCAACGACACGGTGGCGGAGGCCATTGCGGTGCCCGAGGAGATGCGCGGCAAGATCCCGACCGACTACGGCCGGTCGAAAGGAATTGCTTGGTACTACCTCGGTGGGTTCGGGATTGTACACACGAACCCGATCAACGTGCGTATTGTCAAGTGGGACTCGGCCGCCTAGGCGGCTCTGTTGGGGGCCGGGTAGGACCTCCTCCCTACCCGGCACAACCCCATAACAACGCGGGAGAGGTCCGCTTACTAGGAGCCTGAGCCATGTCACTGAAAAACTTTGCCTACGACCACCCCTCCTACGTCGCCCGTCAGGCGGTGTCGCTGGGCGCCATTACCGCGGGCGCCGCCGGTGTCACCGGTCGATTCACGGCGCACGCCAACCTGCAGATTTACGGCATCACGTCGTATACGACCATCGCGGGCACGTCGACCACCACCACGACCAACGCGGCGCCCCCGGCCACGGCGGCCTCACAGGTGCACGTCAACTGTCAGCTGTTGAACCTGATTCGTATCTACAACACGGCATCGGCCGGTGTGGCTCCGGCTCTGGCGACGGCGACTTTCGGCCCGTTCATCGCGGGCGGCTCGTTTGCCAACGGCACCTACACGGGCGCCGTCGGTCAGGCGGCGGCCTACCCGGTCAACTCGGGGCTGTATGTGGGTACCTCGACTGTGCTGCCCAATTCGAGCCTTACCAACCAAGGCGGCGTCGCGGTCAACGCAGGCGATTCGCTCTACGTGGTGTCGGGCACGGACGCGACCGCGGTCAACGTCATCACGCTGGACTACCAGACCCAGCCGCTGGCGAGCGTGCAGGCCTAAGTCATCCCCCTGTAGGGGGCCCTTACGGGCCCCTCTTTTTGGAGCAAAGGCAATGGCGAAACTGACTCAGTCTCTCAAAGGCATGTGGGAAACCCCGCAGATCACCAGCGAGCAGCTGGCCACCGAGATGCATGGCGGCATGGCGCCGAGCCACGTCGACATCATCAAGTCGGCCAATGCGCGGGCGCAGAAGCGCCACGAGATGAAAAAGCAGGGGCTCGCCGATATCGAGGTGCTGCCGGATTCCGCGGAACTCGCCGGCAACGAAATGGTGGGCGTGCGCAATTCGGGGTATCTCAGCAAGAAAAACACCGTGTATGGGGTCAACGCGATGTTCAACACGCTGCCCCCGGGCATGGACATCGAAGATCAGGAAATGGCCGACATCCGTGAGATGGAGATGGTCGTGTACGACACGGGGCTCGGCTATCCGGGCGACGGGTGGGTGAAGCGCCCGCGTGGCAGTCAGATGCCCCGCAAGGCGGATCGTGGCCGTCCGGGCGAGACCAACTACATGGGCTCGAGCGGGCTCAATCCGCGCAACCCGCGGGGACAGTAAGGGGTAGGCCATGCCCAAGGTCGTACAGGAAAAGTTCCAAGTCACCTACCCCGATTACGACTCCCGCAACGAGGAGGACGTGCAGGGGTGGTGCCCGGACATGAATGCGCGGGCCAAGAAAAATCTGCCGCATGGCCGTGAGGGCGGCTCTGGCGGAGACTACGATTCGCGCTATGCCATGAACAACGTGTTCTATAACGGGCTCCCGCCCGGCATGGACATTGAGGATCAGGAGGTTAGCGACATTCGCCGGATGGGCATCAATGTCGCGGGAAACTTCCCGACCGAGTACGCGCAGGGCGACGTCTCGAACCGCGAGCTGCATGCCATGTCCCTGCGCAAGGGCTTCGACCGCAAGAAGCTGCTGCAGACCGACGACGCCTACACCCGCGAGCACAACGACGCCTTCTACGATGACGTGGGAGGTTTCTGCGAGCGCAACAACTATCTGGACCGCAGCTGATGACCATCACCGTCTCGCAGGGCAATTGCCAGTACACGGCCCTGACCACGGTCGGGACGACCACTATCAACCCGGGGCAGGCGTCAGGCCCTCCGACTCAGCCCGGGGCGTTCTACGGTGCCAACATGGTGTCGGTGGGCACGTCATTCGGGGTGACCGTGTACGACATTTACGTGGCGGGCACTGCCACGACCACAGTGATTTTGGCCACCGGTACGTCGACGGCTGTCGGCGGTCTGGTCTCTCCCGGTCCGGGCCCCTTGGGTGTACGCTACCGTGGCGCCCTTGTAGCCGTGACCACTGGCACGGCGGGGCAGTACAACGCGCTGTGGGACTGAGGAGGATCAGAATGGCCACCGTCACCAAGGTATTGCCGGATGAGTTTGCCCCGGATGGGGTAACGCGACTGTTCAACCAGACCCGCCCGCACGGGGTCGTCTTTGCCGACGGATTTTCGGATGCCCGCTACGTACAGGACGGGATCCAGTACCGGGCCGACGGATACCCGGTGGGCTATGTGGCGGACCCCACTCTCGAGGGGTCAGGCCCGGTTCCTGATGTCCCCATGAAACGAGGCCCGGGCCGGCCGCCAAAGGCGGCGTAACGTGGTCTGGCGGCGCGAGGACCCACAGGGGAACGAAGCCGGAAAAATCCGCTGGGAGCTGGTCAAGTGGACCCGGGGGAAAGGCCTCGACATTGGTTGCGGGGCCTACAAGGCGTTCCCGCATTTCATTGGACTCGACAACGGCGCTGACATTGCCCTATTTGGGCATCAGTTTCGCCCCGATGTCTGGATAGACGACGCCACCGATCTCAGGCTTTTTGCCACGGACCAATTCGACTTCGTGTTCTCGAGCCACTTGCTCGAGCATATTGAGGAGTCGAAGGTCGTCAAGGCGCTCAAGGAATGGCTGCGCGTCATCAAGGTCGGCGGGCACCTCATCCTGTACCTGCCGGCGGATGACCTCTACCCCAAGGTCGGGGAGGAGGGCGCCAACCGGGACCACAAGTGGAACGTCAATTACGACGTGCTCATTGAGGTCATGGAGAAGGCCGGCCATTGGGACCTGCGCGACTTCCAGAAGCGCGACCAAGGCACGGAATACAGCCTCTACTTCGTCTTCCAGAAGCGCAAGGACGGTCACCTTCACTCGTGGAGCCGACCCAAGCCCAACGTCAAGCGGGCTGGCGTGGTGCGTTATGGGGCGTATGGCGACGTCCTGCAGGCCTCCTCCGTGTTTTCCGGCCTCAAGCAGCAGGGCTATCACGTCACGGTGTTTTGCTCCGCGCCGGGCTCCGACGTCATCCTGCACGATCCGAACATTGACGAGTTCTACTATCAGGACAAGGACCAAGTCCCGAATACCGCGCTGGGCGACTTTTGGGCCTACCACGAGAAACGCTTCGACAAGTGGGTGAACCTGTCCGAGTCCGCGGAGGGCAACCTGCTGGCCATCCCGGGGCGCTCACAGCATATGTGGCCACCCGCGGCGCGCCACCGGATGATGGATATCAACTACCTCGAGTTTCAACACTTGATCGCGGGCGTCCCGCACGTGCCCGCCGTCAAGTTCTACGCCACTGATGCCGAGCGCGAATGGGCCAAGACCGAGCGCGCCAAGCGTCCCGGGTTCACGGTGGTGTGGTCCATGGCGGGCTCCGCGGTGCACAAAAAATGGCTGTGGGTGGACAACGTCATCGCGACCATGCTGGTCGACTACCCCGACATTCAGTTTGTCATTGTCGGCGGGCCCGACTGCATCCTGCTTGAGCAGGGATGGTTCAAGACGCACGACGGCGAGCCGCTGCGCGACATTGTGGGCCGGCGGATCATGGTCGAGCCGCGGGTCCTGTGCACGTCCGGCGAGTGGTCCATCCGCGAGACCATGGCATTTTGCGAGCAGGCCGATCTCATCATCGGGCCCGAGACCGGCGTGCTCAACATGGCCTCCATGCTGCCCATACCAAAGGTCGTGTTTCTGTCGCACTCGACGGATGAGAACCTGACGCGCGATTGGGTCAACACGCACGTCCTGTACTCGGATGTCACCGAGTGCCCCGGCCGCGGCAAGAATGAGGCGCCCGCCTGTCACCAGTTGCACTACAGCTGGGAGCACTGCAAGCAGGCGGACGGCCCCGACGGTCTGCCCATGGGCATCGCGCAGTGTCAGGCGGACATACCGCCTGAGCTGGTCATCAAGGTGCTTTGGCACGCCATACAACATGCCAAAGAGGCCAAGGCGGCATAGATGGCCACCAGCGGGACATACACCTTCACGGTCACGCAGTCGGACATCATCCGCGAGTCGATGCTCAACATGGGCAAGCTCGGGGCCAGCGATCCTATCGGGCCGCAGGAATACCTCGACATGCAGCGCAAGCTCAACCTCATGGTCAAGCAGTGGATGGGCAGGACCGACTTTGCGCCCGGCCTCAAGATGTGGACCCGCTCCCGTGGCGATCTCTTTCTGTCGTCCAGCAAGTTCTCCTACCAATTGGGGCAGACCGGCGACAACTACGCGGGTGGTGTGACCGCGGTGCCCGGCCAGAATTACGCGACCTCGACGCTGGCCGTGGCCAATGCGGGCGGCTCCGCGGTGCTCAATGTCGGCGCCACCAATGCCGCGCAGTTCACGGTGGGCGACTATGTCGTGGTGCAGTTGAACTCCGGCGATATTTTCTCGAGCACGGTACTCTCGATTGCCTCGCCGAGCGTGACCCTGACGACCAATGTGCCCTCGGCGGCCAATTCCGGAAACTACGTGTGGAATTACACCGTCAAGCAGGTGCGCCCCCTCGAGATACAGACGGCGGTGCTCAGGGACAGCAACCAGAATGACACGCCGCTCAATTTCATGACGCTGCAGACCTACGAGAATCTGCCCAACAAGGTGGCGACCGGTGTGCTGTCGGATCCCACGTCCATCTATTACGAGCAGGTGCTCACTAACGGCGTGCTCTATATCGACGTGGCGGGCGCCTCCGACGTTACCAAGAACATCCACATTGTCGGCCTGCGCCCCATTCAGGACTTCGTCAACACGACGGACAACCCGGACTACCCGGCGGAGTGGTTTGACGCGCTGTGCTGGGGGCTGACCAAGCGCGGCGCGCCGATGTTCAATGCGCCGTGGACGCAGGAAATGCAGGACAACCACGACGTGGCCATACGCACGGCGCGCGAGGCCTACCCCGAGACCACCGAGCTATTCTTTCAGTGCAACGCCGGTGACCCGTGAAAAAGGTCCCGCTCACCGGTGCGGGACTCTTTGGAAAGTCGGCGGTAACCACCCGGCAGCGACTGCTTAACGTCTATGCGGAGCAGCGTCCGGACGGCGACAAGACCGGGCTCGCGCTCTATGGCACGCCGGGACTGACGGCGCTTTCCAATGTCGCCTATTTACAGCCCTTCCGGGCGTTGCTTGGCCTGCCTGCGTTCATGTACGCCATTATCGGCGGCACGCTTCAGCAGATAGATATCACCGGCAACACGATCAACCAGTACGGTTACGGGCCGCCCGGGTTCACGGGCACCACATTCTGCTCCATGGCCGCGAGCGCCACGCAGCTATTGATTGTCGACCCCACGCTAGGCGCCTTTGTGTTCACGCCGTCCACCGGTCTCATCAATCCGGTGACGCCATTCCCGCCGGCTGCATCCAACACGTGCACATTCTGCGCGGGATTCTTTGTTGCCGACAACGCGGGCACCAATCAGTTTTACGTCTCTAACTACTTGGACGCGACGTCGTGGGGCGTCAATCCGGTCGGCATAGATGTTGGTTATGCGGTGCAATACGGCGACACGATTGTCGCTGTGGACGCGCTGACCTCGAATCTCATCATCCTGTGCGCGGGTCATACCGAATTCTGGCAAGTGGTGGGCTCCGCGGGAAATCCCTTTGCCTGCGTGCTGTCGGCGACCTCCGAGTACGGACTCGCTGCGATCTCCTCACGCGCGCACATAGCCGGAAACCTGTGCTATCTCGCCCTCAACCGGCAGGGCACCGTGCAGGTGGTGGCCATCAATGGCTACACGACCACGCCGATCAGCGATCCTGACCTCGACAATGTCTTGAACAAGATTGGTTACTGGTCGGACATGACGGCTATTTCGTACGTGGTCGACTCGCATCCCATGTACCAATTGACGAGCCCCTCCGCGAGCCGCTCATTCCTCTACGACTTTTCCACGTCGCTGTGGACCGAGGTACAGAGCGGCATCACGGGTGCCTATGCGCAGCGCCACCGCGCCGTGCTGTCTACCGCCTTCCAAGGGAAGACCATCGTGTCGGTGGCGGAAATCCCGGCGCCGCTTCACTACATAGACCCGACGTCCTATGTGGATGGGTACGCCTTCACCTATCCCTTTGCCGCCAATACGCAGCTCAGAGAGATTGTCACGCGCCACGCCTCGCAGGACTTCAATGTCTTCAGCATTGACGAGGTATATCTCGACTTCGAGACGGGCGTGGGGCTCGTGAGCGGTCAGGGCTCCGTGCCCACGGTCACCATTGAGTGCAGCAAGGATAACGGGCGCACGTGGACCATGCCGGTGGCCGCCGGCATAGGCCCGCTCGGCGGGTATCTCTATCGCGCGGTGTGGCGCCGCTTTGGCTCCGCGCGCGACTTCGTGTTCCGCATCCGGATGAGCGACCCGGTCAAGTTCGTGGTGACGGGAGGCGCAATCACGGTACGGGAGCGCAAGCAGTGAGTCTCACTGTACCGCCGATTCCCGGGCCATTGATGACGACACCGGATGCCAAGAGCAATGGCGTCCTGACCGCGCCATGGCTCAGTTGGTTCTACCGGCTGACCACAGCGCTGAATTCGGGCCCGGGTCCCTATGACATCGGTTGTTGGTGGGCGGGCAAGCCCGCGGTCAGCGAGAAACTGCTCGACCACGTGTTTGCGCGCACGGTGACCTTTCCCAATGGGTTGACCGGCAGCGAGGCGATTGCGCAGACCGCGGCGACCTCGAGCGCGCAGTTCACGCTTGGTCGTAACGGCGCGGTGTTTGGAAACATCACGTTTGCGGCAGGCGCCACGGTCGGCACGTTCAACGCGACCACGGTGCCGATGTTCAACGCGGGAGACATCATCAACATCGTGGGGCCCGGCGTGCAGGACACGACACTCGCCGATATCAGCGTAACGATATCGGGCACCCGGGGCAGTTAGTGGCCGTCACGCTCTACAGCAGCAATTTCCAGCGCATCGTGATGACGAGCACCGGATTCAGTTCGTCAACGTGCACGTACACCGACCCGCAAAATTGCTTCAATGCCGGCAATCCCGGCACGTTCCTGTTCTACATGGCGAGCACGGTTGGGACGACCCTTATCACGCAGGCGTATAACGCATCTCCTGTATACGCACCATATTTCACCGGATCGTGCACGTACGGGAACGTGACCGGGCAAGCGCAGTTCTACTCATATCCAACTACCACGACGCCAGCCGGCGGCGACGTTATGAACCCAACCGATATCGTCAATTGGTATGGCGGCGTGGTCGGCTATATCCCGCTGGACGGTTACAACCCGGCTAGCGGTACGACACTGACGATCAATGGAAACTACAACACTGGCGCGAGCGGATTGCCTTCGACGTCCAGCGCGAACTACGGAATAGCCGTCATCACGGGATACAACGGCGGTCTAGCCGCGAACCCGAATTTCCTGTCGACGTACAACTACAATGCGTCGGCGGTGAGCGATCCTGCCCGAGCCAATCCCAACCCGTTTAGTCTGTCGGGGAACCCCGGGGATATTTTCTTTTGCACTTGCGCGCAGGATCAAAGCGGCGGGTGCATCATCCCGGATTCATCCGACATCACTGGCGCCGCGCAATTCATCTACCCGTACGACGGGCCGTGGATTCCTCAGCCGCCGCCGTTTTACCCGACAATCAACTATATCTCCGGAAACCAAAGCCCAACGTATTCCGCGCCCGGCGGGTATGCAGATTCGGTGGGTTCTGCGTTCGGTAATTCGGCGTTTGGCGGCCACCCCGGGGGCATGGCCCCGTACAATTGGGGGTTTTTCACCGGCACGACGGTGAACGTCGGCTACATTTGGAATGACGCCGCCAACCCTTTCGGATACAACACGTATTCCTACAGCCGCATGAGTAAGGGCGGGTGGGTCATTCACGCGGGGGCCAGCGCCACCCGCCGCCGCTGGTTTTGGGTAATGGAATGACAGACCTGATTCTCTCCGATGAGAAACTCGGGATGCTCGAGCGGCAGTTCCTCGAGCTACCGCAGGTTGAGTGTCCGGTGAAGCATACCTTTCTGCCGGGCCTCTACATCCGCGAGGTAGCCATCCCTGCAGACACCTATGTGATCGGTCACGCGCAGCGGTTCGAGCATTTGTTCTTTCTGGTGGAGGGCGAGGGCGTGCTTGTGAATGCGGATGGCTCGAAAGTCGAATTGAAGGGACCGAAATACTTTGTGGCGCCACCGGGGCGAAAGCTCGGGTACTGCCGCACGCAGGTACGCATCATGAACGTGTACCCGAACCCCGATAACGAGCGGGACGTCGAGAAACTCGAGGAGCGGTTCATGGACAAGAGCGCCGCGTATCTTGAGGCTCAGGAGCGCATGAAACAGCTGAATTTGACCATTGAGGCCGCCCGCAAGACACTGCACAGGTACGGGACGATGACGACGGTAATAGCCACCGGGAGAGACGCATGGCCGGGATAAGCGTAGCAATTGCAGGCGCTGCCGCGGCGACGCTGGTGGCCGGCCACGAGGCGGCCAGCGCCACCGAGACGGCATCCAACAATGCCACTCAGGTACAGGAGCAGGCCCTGCAGCAGCAGAAGGCCGAGGCCGCCCCGTATACGGCGCTGGGACAGTCCGAGATCCCCACCCTGCAGTCGCTGCTGAATGGCGGCCCGGGGGCCCTGCAGACCCTGCAGAGCCTGCCCGGCTACGAATTCACCAAGGATCAGGGCAATGCCGCCATCACCAATGCGGCGGCGGCGAGTGGCGCAGGCCTGAGCGGCTCGACGCTCGAGCAGATTGGCAATTACACGTCGGGGCTCGCGAGCACGACGGCAAACTCGGAGATTGGCAACCTGCTGGCGACCGTGGGAATTGGCGCCAATGCAGCTTCCGGGGTGTCTTCCGCCATCGGGAACACGGCCAACAACATCAGCAACATCGGCATTGCGCAGGGCAACAACAATGCCAACATCGGCATTGGCGTCGGGCAGTCACTCTCGAGCATCCTTGGCAACACGCTGGCCAACAACCAGACCAACAACCTCTTAAAGACCATTCAGGCCGGCAACCCCGCCGCCGCCGCAGCGCCCGCAGTGCCCGGGGTGAGCGGCCCGGGCCTGTCCTACTCGCCGGTTACGGACCCGGGCGCCGGGTATATCTGAGGTGCCGCCATGCCGATAGATCCGAGCAGCTTGGGGCAGATTGGCGAGAACGTCACCGGCCCCCTTTCCAAGGCGCCGGAGCGGGCGCTCACGCTCGCCGACTTGGTCAACAAGCAGCAGTTGTCGCAAATCGGGCTCGCGGACGCCAAGAAAGAGCAGGCCGACATGGCCGCTTTTCAGGCCGCCACCAAGGGGGACGACTGGTCCACCGAGGAGGGGCAGGCCAAGATTCTCGAGAAGGCCTACAAGCAGAATCCGACGCTCGGCCTCAAGCTCAACCGGGAATTTACTGCACAGCAGCAAAGCGCAACGGCGCTCAACGTCGAAAAGCTCAAGCTGTGGGAGGAACACCAACAGATCCTGAGCGGGGCGCTCGAGCCCATCGAGATGGAAAAACAGGCGTTCCTGCAGAAAAATCCCGGGGCTACCCCCAAGGAACTCGACGCCCATCTCCTGCCGCTGGCCAATCGGGCCATTGGGGTGCTTAAGACCGCTCAGACCCGGGACGGCAAGCCCATCCTCGACCCCAACATGATGGAGCGCGCGCAGGCTCTGCTCGACCCCAATGCCCCCCCGGGGACGCTGTCCAATGGCATCACGCAGGTGCTGGGGCAGACCCGGGAGGGCATGCAGACCATCGTCAAGCTGCAGGACCACTTCCGCGGCGTCAAGAAAGACGCGCTGGACGAGCGAGTCGCCGAGCGCAGCATGGAGCACATGGGCATAACGGAAGCCCAAGGCGCGGAACGTCTGCGGCAGGGTGACCCATCCCACGCGCAGATTGACGAGGACACGCTCGACCGCGCGGCCTCCGAGGTCATGGTGGACCCGGCCCGGATACGAGACTACGCGGGCGGGTACGGCCGCGGCGCACAGGCAATCCGCGGGCAAATCAACCAGCGCATCACGGAGCGGCTCAAAGAGGCCGGCATGAAGCCCGCCGACCTCATTCAATTACGCGCCAATGCCAAGGCGGAGTCCGGCAGCATTCAGAAGCTGGTTGGGCAGCAAAATGCCATTACGGCGTTCGAGAAACTCGCCAAGTTCAACGGTCAACGGGTGCTCGAGCTGCTCGACAAGGTCGACGCCACGGGCGTGCCCATGATCGAGGGGGTGCGGCGTGCGGGGACGGCCAAGCTGGGCGGCGTGGATGCCGCGGAATTCGCGTCCGTACTGACCACGTTCCAGCAAGAAGCCGCCCGGATCCTTGCCAATCCCAACATGACCGGTGTCGTCACCGACTCGCTGCGCGCGGAGGTCATGAAGATGACCCCGGACAGCATGTCAACCGATCAGGGCAAGCGGGTCATCAATCGACTGTTCACCGAAATGGACGTGCGCAAGAGCGCCATTGACGATCAAATCAAGACCTCCGAGGCCTCACTCGCACCCCCGGGTAGTGGCGGCCCCGGGCGGGCCCCCTCTGGCCCCCCGGCATCCCCCGCGGGCGGCGGGGCGCCTGTGAAGGTATCGACCCCCGAGGAGGCCGCCAAACTGCCCCGCGGGACGCCGATTCTGCTGCCTGACGGCACGCAGGGGTGGGCGCAGTAATGGCCGAAGATCCGTGGGCCAAATTCAGGCAGCCGCCGGCCGGTGCCGGGGGTTCCGCGGATGCGGACCCGTGGGCCAAGTTTCGCAAGCCCCCGGGTGAGGCAGAGGCGCCTAAGCCGCTACCCACCGCGGAGCGTGTGGGCTACAACCTGCTGGGGGCCGGAAAAGAGGCCTTGGGCCAAGTCATCTGGGCCGGAAATACCGTCCTGCGGGGCCTGACGCCGACCTCGACGGCCGAGACCTTCAGTCAAAACCCGGAGAAACTGAAGGCAGCGCAGGAATGGCTCGACAAGGTCAAGCAAGCCGTAACCCACCCCTACGACACGGCGGTCAACGCGGCCGGCGAGTGGATGGACAAGGCCCTACCAACACCTACGACGCCCCAGCAGGCCGAGGAGCAGGGTGGGGCCTACCTCAGGGGCGCCGAGAATGTGGCCGGCGCCCGCGGGCTGGTGGGCGACGTGGCGGCAACCGCGGCCCGCCCCATCGAGCGTGCCTTGGCCCCCGCGGCCGAAAAGGTGGCGGCGCGCGGCGAGGCGAAGGCGGCAACCGCCAATGTTGCGGCGCAGGAAAAGAACGACCTCATCCGCGAAACCCGCAAGCTGGGGCTCAGGCTGTCCTCGCAGGACGTCGGCGCCCCTATCGGCAAGCGGGTCGAGGCGTTTGCCGGCCGCCCGCAGTATGAGCGCGAGCTGTCCGCCCACAACGCCGAGAGAGCCCGGGAGGTCGCCGCGGCCGACGTGGGCATCAAGGAACCGCTGTCGCACGGGTCGGTTGCTCGGGCCATCGAGGAGACGCTGCCCGCCTACAAGGC